GACGACTTCGAAAAGAACATGGTGACCATCCGCTGCGAGGAGCGCCTGGCGCTCGCCGTCAAGCGGCCGGAGGCGTTCGTCACCGGGCCGTTCACCCCCGCCGCAGCCCCCGCGCAGGGCGGCTGATCGAGACCGCCCGGCCTAATCTGGCCGGGCGGTTCCTCCTGAGGGACACACAATGATCAAACTTCGAGCAACCCGCACGCTGTCGGGCGACTACGGCTCCGTCCGCCGCGGCGAGCTGTTCGAGACCAGCAACGCCAATGCGAAGTCCCTCACCCGCAGGGGCTACGCCGTCGAAGCGGCCAGCGAGAAGGCAAAGCCGGCCAAGCAGAAGGCAGACGGTTGATGCGACGCGTCCTCGTCGTTGAGCCGGCTAAACCGGTGCTTCTGCTCGAAGAGGTCAAGCAGCACCTGAAGGTGGATGCGGACGACGACGACTCGCTGATCGAGATCTTCATCGCGGCGGCCACCGGGCATATCGACGGCCCGGACGGATGGCTCGGCCGCGCGATCGGCGCACAGACGCTAGAAGCCGGGCTCGACGGCTTCGTCTACGATCCGATCCGCCTTCCGTACCCGCCGCTGATCGACTTGGTCAGCATCAGGTACGAGGATGTGACGGGCACGTGGCGGGATCTCGATCCGGCGATCTATGAGCTGCGCGACGGCGAAGTCGGCACCGCCTGGGGCAAGTCGTGGCCGGGCACCCGCGCCTACCGCGGCGCCAGCCGGTCTGTCCGCATCCGCTACCGTGCGGGCTACGAGGAGGTGCCGGCGCCGATCCGCGTGGCGCTGCTGATGATGATTGACGACCTGTACCGCAATCGCGGCAACGTCGCGGTCGGCACCGTCGGCGAGATCAAGATGCCGGTGGCCTCGTCCATGCTGCTCCAGCCCTTCCGAGTGTACGGCTGATGCCCGGCATCGACACTGGATCGCTCGATCGCCGCGTCGCGATCCTGCGCGGCAAGGTGGAGGACGACGGCCTGTCGAAAATCATCGGCGATCCTGAGGAGATCGCGCGCCGCTGGGCGAAGAAGACCGACATCAGCGACGGGGAGCGCGTGGCGGCCGCGGCGCAGGGCGAGTCGGTGACGTCGCGGTTCCTGATGCGCTGGGACAAGCTGACGACGACGATCGGCGGTGACGATCGTCTCCTGTGCGAAGGCGTCACCTATCAGGTCGTCGGCATGAAGGAAGCGATCGGCCGGGGCGTCGGTATCGAGATCACCGCCAAGGCGCTGCGCTGATGAAGACGGGTTTTCGGGTCGAGGGCTTCGACGAAACGGACCGCAACCTGAAGAAGCTCGGCTTGATGGCCGACGCGGGCCAGCTGCGCGACCTCGGCGTCGATGCGCTGGAGCCGGTAGCCGACACCGCCCGCGGGCTGGTCCGCTCGCGCACCGGCCGGCTGCGCAACTCAATTGGCGTGGGCGACAAGCTCAGCCCACGACAGTCGATGTTGTCGAAGCCGGAACCCGGCACCGTGGAGATCTACGTCGGTCCTGGCGCGCTGGTGCAGGCGATCACCGAGGAGTTCGGCACCGTCCACGAACAGGGTCACCCGTTCCTGCGCCCTGCATGGGACGGTCGACTTGGCGAGGTCATCGCGCGGCTCCGCAAGGGTGCTGGCGAGATGCTCCGCCGCAACACGAAGGACTGACATGGAGGAAGCGCTGCGCGCCGCGCTGCTCGACGCGAGCGTCGTTCGCGACGTCGTCGACGATCGCGTCGATTGGGGCCTGCGCGTCGAGCAGCTTGGAGCCGTCCGGCTTCAACTCGTCAGCAAGGTGCCGTTCTACACTTTCGTCGGCCGAGACGGCCTCACGCCCTACCGCGTGCAGGCGGACTGCCTCGGCCGAACCTACGGCGAAGCCAAGCGCATCGCCCGCGCAATCGAAATTGCCGTCCAGGCCCTCGGACGTCCTGTGTTCGACGCCTGCTTCGTGGAAGCGGAGCGCGACGATCAGGACGCCGACGCGGCGGACAACATCGTTCACCGGACGTCGCTCGACATCCGCATCTGGCATCACGCCGCTTAACCAAGGAGACGACCCATGGCAGGAACCAGTCAGGCGATGACCGGTCTCGGCATCAAGATCGAGATGAAGTCGACGCCCGCCGGCTCGACCTATGTCGCGATCGGCGAACCGTTCGAAATCACGCCGCCCGAGCAGATGGATGACGAGATCGAGGTGACGCATTTCCAGTCGCCCGATGGTGTCAAGGAGTTCATCGGCGGCCTCACCGATCCCGGCGAGTGTTCGTTCAACATCAACTACGTGCCGGGTGGTGCGACCGAAGAGCTGCTGCTCGCCGCCAAGGCAACGCGAAAGCCGCGCGGCTTCCGCTTTACTTGGCCGAACAACGCGACGTGGACATTCGACCTGCTGATCCGCGGCTACCAGCCAACCGCCCCGCTGAACGACCGCCTGACCTGTCAGGTCACCGGCCGGGTCAGCGGCTCGATCGTCCGCGCTGCTGCCGCGGCGCAGGGCGCCTGATCATGGCAACCGCGATCAAGGGCGATGTCGCCTTCCAGGCGGCCGGCAACAACTGGACGCTGGTCTACGACTTCAACGCGCTCTGCACGATCGAGGAGGAGCTGGAGGTCGGCGTCGCGGAGATCGGCGAGAAGCTCAGCAGCCCCGGCATGATCCGGGCCGTCTTCCGGATCGGCCTCGCCGCGCATCATGGCGCGATGAGCGATCTGGAGGCCGGTCGGCTCATCCACGACATGGGCGCGACCGCCGCGGCGCAGATCATCGGCAAAGCGTTCCAGGCGGCATTCCCCGAAGCCTCCGCCGACGGCGCGAGTGCGGAGGGAAAGGCGCCGCGGGCGAGGAGCCGTGGAACTGGCAAAAGGCCCTGACGATCTGGGTCGAGTTGGATCTCGGATCGTACGAATCCTTCTTCCGCTCGACCCCCCGCCTGATGACGATCCTCGTCGAGGGTAAACGCGCCGCGGCTGAAGCGGCGCATCAGGACCGGGCATGGCTTGCCTGGACCATCGCCGCTCTTGGGCGCGTGAAGAAGATGCCACCGCTGAAGGACATCGCCGGCCGCAAGAAGCGCGAGCCGAAGCGTCGGGCGATGTCCCCTGACCAAATGCTGAGGATGGCCCGCATGTGGTCGGCTGTCGCAGCCCCTGAGCCCAAGGAGCCCCCTGATGAGTGACGCGGTGATCGGCGCCCTCCGGGGTGTGCTGGTGCTCGACGCCAGCGATTGGACGCCCGCGGTCAATCGTGCCCGTGGCGATCTCGTCGGGCTGCGCGGCGTGTTCGAGCAGCTGGGGGGCACCCTCGACGACTTCTCCCGCAAGGCCCGCAACATCGGCGCGGGTCTCAGCGCTGGCCTTACCGTGCCTGTCGGCGCGCTGGCGGTTGCCTCGAACCGCACCGCCAGCGGGTTTGAGGCGTCCATGAAGCGAGTCGAGGCGTCGCTGAAGGGCGTCGCGGGCAAGGAGCTGCAAGAGCTTTCCGACCAGGCGCGCGATCTCGGTCCGAGGGTCGGCAAGGGCGCGACCGAAGCCGCCGACGGCATCGAGGCGCTCGGCCTCGCCGGTGTGTCGACCGCCGACATACTCGGCGGTGCGCTGAAGTCGTCGCTGGATCTCGCCGCAGCCGGCGCCGCGCCTGTGCCGGACGCGGTTGCGCTGGTCACCGACGTCATGGGGCAGTTCAAGGTCACCGCGGCGGGCCTGCCGACCGTCGTCAACGATGTCGTCGGTTCGCTTGACGCATCGAAGTTCGGGTTCATCGACTTTCAGCAGGCGGTTGCACAGGGTGGCGGTGTTGCGGCGTCGGCCGGGATCAACTTCCGCGACTTCGCCACTGCAATCGCGGCGACCAGTACGCAATTTTCCAGCGGGTCCGACGCCGGCACCTCGTTCAAAACCTACATCCAGTCGCTCGTCCCGGTCTCGAAGGAGGCCGAGTTCGCGATGAAGAAGCTCGGCATAGAGTTCTTCGACATGAAGACCGGCCGGATGAAACCGCTCGCCGAACAGGCCGAGATCCTGCGCAAGGCGCTGGGCGGGCTCTCCGACAAATCGAAGACCGACGCGCTCAAGACGATCTTCGGGTCGGACGCGGCGCGCACCGCGATCGGCCTGATGGAGAAGGGCCGGCAGGGCATCGCCGATCTTCAGGACGAGATCGCCGAGGGCGATGTCGGCGGCAAGATCGGCAAGCGTCTCGAGGGCGAGGCCGCGGCCACCGTGCGGGTCGCAAACGCCTTCGAGAGCCTCAAGATCGCGATCGGTCAAGCGGGGCTCACCGCCATGATCACCAGCGTGAAAAACAGCTTCGCCGGCTTCCTCGAATCGCTGTCGCACGCCAGCCCCGCGGTGCTGAAGGTCGGGGTGGTTATCAGTGCGCTAGTCGCCGCCCTTGGGCCGCTCGCCGTCGCTTTTGGCGCCATCGCCTCGTTCGTTTTTGCGAAAATGGCGCGCGGCTTTGGTGCGCTCGGCTGGGCGGTAAGCGCGATCATCGAACCGATCGGCACTCTCGGTGCCGCGCTGATCCAGCTCGTCGCGCGCGCCGGCATCCGTGAGGGCATCGGCATCCTCGCGCGCTCGTTTGTCGGGCTGAGCAATCCGATCGGCTGGGCGGTAACGGCAGTCCTGCTGTTCAAGGACACGATCATCCCGGCGCTTCAGCAGGTGTGGCAGATCGCGACGACGACGCTCGGCCCGCCGCTCACTGCACTGTTTGCGCAGCTGAGCGGTGTCGTGTCGCAGCTGGCCGGCGGCCCGATTGGCGCAGGCTTCGGTGCGCTGATCAGCCTGATCAAGGGCGTGCTCGATGTCGCCGGCACCTTTGTCGGCGCGATGGTGGAGATGTTCGGCATCGCGATCGTCCAGGCGCTCCAGCTCGCCATTCGAGCGATCTCGGGTGTCGTGTCGGTGATCAGCGACGTGGTGACGGCGGTCAACGCGCTCCTGACCGGCGACTTCGCTGGTGCGTGGCAAGGTGCGCAGGACGCCGTCGATGCCGCGATCCAGACGATCATCGACATCGTCACCATGCTGCTGCCGGGACTGACGGTCCCGCTCAACGCGGTCTATCAGGCCGCCAAGGCGTTCCTGCTCGATGGCTTTTCGTCGATCGCGGCTGGGTTCACGGACGTGCTTGCCGGCGCGATCAACTGGGTGGCGAGCGCCTTCCCCAACGTGGTCGCTTCGGCGAAGGGCGTCTACGAGGGCGTGAAGGGGTGGCTCGTCGACAAGTTCGGCGCGCTCGCGACGTGGATCGGCAACACCGCCAAGTGGATCGGCGACAAATATGCCGCGCTGAAGGAGCGGCTCGGCTTCGGTGGGGCCAAGGCTGACGCTACCGCCGGGGCGCCTCCTGCACCCAAGCCGGTTTCCGCCCCGGCTGCGACCGGCGGCACGAAGGCGGTCGATTTCACGCCACCCAAGAAGGACCGCTCGGGGGGCACCCGCAAGGGTCGCGACACCAAGTACGATGGCGAGAACCGCGAGCAGTTGGAGACGCAGGCCGAGCTGGAAGCGGCGCGGACCCGAGGCGACAAAGAGGCCGAGCAGCGCATTCAGGACCAGCTCGCCCTGTCGAAACAGGTCGAGGCCTATCAGCGCACCGGCCTATCGCTCGACAAGGCGCGGGTCGCGGCGTCGCGTGACATGGCGACGATCCAGTCGGCGCGAGCGGTAGCGGCGGCAAAGGAAATCGCCAATGAGCAAGCGGCGACCGGGATCGAGGTGGCGCGTCTGACGCGCGACCAGGCACTTGAGCAAAGCCTCGAACGGCAGGCCGAACTGAAGCGCCGCATTGCCACCTACTATGAGCAGACGAAGAACCTCGCCGAGGCCACGCGGTTGGCTGAGGCCGATCAGGCCAAGGTCGACGCGGCACGTGCGCATGTGCGCAAGGAATGGTTCGACGACGACGCACAGGATCGTGCCGTCCGCTTGGCGCAGGAGCGGGGCAATACCGAGGAGCAGATACGTCAGCTTCAGCGTGTCATCGACGTGCGCAAGCGGACGCGCGAGCTTCAGGATCAGGGTGTCGAGGCCGGCGCAGCGGCTACGCAGGCCGCGACGGAATGGACTGAGCAGGACAAGGCGCGCGTCCAAGGCAACTTTCGAGCGACGATCCAAGGCGGTCTACGCGCGGCGCTGGATGGCAACATCGGCGACTACATGAAGAATTGGTGGAAGGACAAGATCGCCAAGGGAATGGAGCAGGCGATCAACTCGCTTGCCGACCTCGTGTCGAAGCTGTTCTCGAACATCGGCGGTGGTTCCGAGAGTGGGGGTGGCGGCATCGGCGGCGTGATCAGCAAGGTGCTCGGCAGCGTCTTCGGGAAGGGCAGCACCCCGTCCTATGCAAGCCCCTTCGGCGGTGATGGCGACATCTCGAACCTGCCCGGCTTCAAGACGGGCGGTTCGTTCAAGGTGGGCGGAATGTCCGGCATCGATCAGAACCTCGTCCAGTTCCGCGCAACGAAGGGCGAGATCGTCGACATCCGCCGGCCTGGGAACGACAATGGGGGCGGCAACGGTGCCGTCATGGTTTCGATGACCATGCCGTTCACGGGAGCGGTCGACCTGGCGACGAAGACAGAGGCGGCGCGATTCGCCGAGGCCGCCCGATCGGCTGCCATTCAAGGCGTGATGGAGGCACAGCGTCGTCGTGGTTGATATCTCATGGCCATCTGACCTCATACCCTGGAAGGTCGCCTTCTATCTGCAGGCGCATACCGGTGGGCAGGAGAGCCCGATCACGCGCACGACGAAGAAGTACGGCCTCTCCGCGCCGCGCTGGATTGCCCGGCTGACGTTCCGCGGAGGCTATGACGGAGCGCCTCGTCAAGGTGAGCAGAGCGGTTACGGCCCCCGGCTCGACAGCTTGATCGCGGACCTCAAGGGCGGACTGAATGTCGCCGTCTTCCATGATTTTAGACGTCCTCGACCCCTCCAGCCGCAGAGCCGTCGGGCCGCGCTGACCGTCCGCGCCGCAGCCAATGGAGCTACGGCATTCATTGTCGACGGGTTCGCGCCGCACGGCGTGGCGTTCAGCATTGGTGACTATGTCGGCGGTGACGGTCGACCGCACCTAGTTTCTGCTGCGGCGACGATCGACGCGGGTGGTGCGATCAACGGCGCCGGAACAATCTTCGCGGACGCGACAGGCGCAGCGCTCGTCGGGTTCAATCCGCCGCTCTCAGCGGCAACGCCGGCTGGCATGATCCTCAATTGGCCCGTCACAGGTCGGTTCGAGCTTGTCAGCGACGACGCCGGCCAGAACGAGACTGAGGTCCGCGGCCTGACCGACTATGTTCTCGATTTTACGGAGAAGCTCATATGAGCGGCCTGCGCGACCTAGACCCCGGACTAAGGGGCGAGATCGAGAAGCCCGAGCTCCGACCGTTCCTCGGCGTGCATATCGACCTGCCGGATCCCGTCTTCGCCGTGACCGGCAATGCAACGATCACATACGGCGGCGAGACGTGGTCGGCGATCGGGGGCCTCGGCCAGATCGATACAATTGGCGAAGGCACCGACGGCTCGGCGACCGGCGTGCGCGCCACTCTCTACCAAATCCCCTCTGAGTTCCGAGACGATATTGCAGACCAGGCGACCCGCGGCTGCCTCTACGAATTGTTCGTCGGCGCGCTCGATCCGTCCTATCGCGAGGTCATCGGCTTCAAGAACATCTGGAAGGGGCGCCTCGACACCTACGAGGTCGTGGACGCCGGCGAGACCATAACCGTCAGCGCCGGCGGCGAGAGCCGCATGCGGGATCAGCGGCGACCTGCGATCCGCCGCTTCACCGATTGGTGGCAGCAGCGGCGGTATCAGGGCGATCTCGCCTTCCAATATGTCAGCCGGATGGTCGAGGTCCCCATCTTGTGGGCGAAGGCCAGCCAGTCGGCGGTGCTGTGACCGACCCGGCGTGGGCGACGCATTGCGGCGATCGTTGGCGCACACATGTCCTGGCGGAAACCGGCCTCGACATATGTGACGTCGTCGGACCCTCGCCGCGGCGGCCGCGCGATTGGGCAACGATGATGCGCCGGCTCGGCGTCCGCGACATGTCGGGGGTGATCAGCGCGGTTCACGGCGCGCCCATCCCGTATCGGCAGGCGATGCGCGGCGACATCGTTCGCCGAGGGTGGGCGATCGGGATATGCCGCGGCGACAAGGCGGAGTTCTTCGGCGGTCGGTTCGTTTCGATGCGAGACGTCGATGCCGCATGGCGAATCCCGCCTCAGCTACAGGCAGGCCTCCATTCTGGCGCGCAACCGGTCGTCCCAGCCTTTCCCGCGCACGCGAAGGTCAATCCGCGACCCAGTTCCGACGCGGACGATCGTCGCTGACGCGATGTAGGCGTTGCTCGTCGGGAAGGACGCGGCGATCACAACATCATCCGGGCCACTACGCAACGCGGTCGGCGTGCCGAGCACGGTGAGCACGTCGGCAACGCAGATCTCGAGGTCGTAGGACCGTTTGCCGCTCGGCATCGAGGCCTTCACCGGCAACCGCAGATGCTCCTTCAACTCGCCCTCATATGGCTCCGCCTGCGCTCCGATCAGCGCCAGCGCCAATAATCCGAACATCCCGGTCCCCTCTGCTGTCGCGCCGAGGCATCCATTTTTTGGCAGGAGGAAGCAATCGGCAAAGTCGTCAAGGCGATCGCGATCATCGCGGTGGCCGTCGCGGTCGCGTATTTCGCGCCACAGATCTCCGCGTTCCTCGTCACGTCCGGCCTGAGCACCGCCACGGCCGCGGCTATCACGACGACGCTCGTGTCCACGGCAATCGCCGCCGGCGTCACCGCGGGCCTGTCGCTACTCGCGGGCAAGCCGTCGACGTCGGGCGCGACGCCCAGCGTGTTCCGCCAAGCCGTGTCGAACAGCTTCATCATCTACGGCAAGCGGCGCGTGGGCGGCCTGCTGATCTTCTTCCATCCGATCGGCAAGGATTACCGCTATTTCGTGATCGCGGTCGCTGGCCACCGCTGCAAGGGCGTGACCCGGTGGTGGCTAGGCGACGAGCTCGTGACTGTCGATGGCAGCGGGAAGGTCACCAGCGGCAAATATGCGAATAATGCGTGGCTTTGGTTCGCGCGCGGAACGGATGATCAGGCGGCGCATCCGACCTTCGTCGCCGAGACGCAGGGGAAATGGTCGGCGAACCACCGCGGCCGCGGCACGGCGCTGATCTACGCCAAGTTCAAGATGGTCGACGACGTCGTCCAAGCGGGGATGCCGAACATCACAGCCGAGGTCGAAGGGAAGGACGACATCCTCGACCCGCGCACCGGCGTGAGGGGCTATACGCGCAACGCCGTCCTCGTCTTCTACGATTGGCTGGCTCTAGCGCGTGAAGTTGGCGGGTTCGGGGCGTATGATGACGAGATCGATTGGGACTGGGTGTCAGCTCAGGCCTCGGTCGCCGACGAAATGGTAGCGACCCCGGTCGGCCAAGAAGCGCGCTACGAGTTCGATTGCTATCTTCAGACCGGCGCCGCGCCCAGCGAGGTCCGGGACACCTTCGTCACCTGCTGCGCCGGTTCGTTCACCTACAGCGGCAGCAAGATGCTGCTCCGCCCGGGCTATTATGTCCCGCCGTCGGCCCAGCTGAAGGAGGAGGATCTTGCGGGTCCGATCACGGTGCCGGCGCTCATCGCCGGCGACCAGATGGCGAATGAGGTCACCGGGACATATATCGAGCCCAATCTGTATCAACCCGCCGACGTCCCGACGCGTTCGCTCTACGCCGACGACGTCAGGCAGCAGAGCTACGATCTGCCGCACATCACATCGATCTACCGCGGCCAGCGCGTTCTCGAGGTGTATCTGCGCAAGGCGCAAGCCGAGAGGCGGGTGACCTGGCCCATGAACATCATGGGCATCGCGATCTCGACCCTCGACACCGTCCAGATCGGCACGACGCGCTACGGCCTGTCGAACTATGCCTTCCAGGTCGCGAGCTGGGGGCTCAACCAGGATTTCTCGGTCGCGCTGCAGCTAGAGGAACATTCGCCGGAGATTTTCGACTTCGATCCGGCGTCATATTTGCAATCCGGCGTATCGCCTCCTCTTACCACGGCTGATCCGATCCCAGACAACGTGAGCGGTGTCTACGACGGTCAGGTGCCTCTCGCATGACCATCTCGATCCGCTTTCAGATTGGCGGCCACAAGGCGGCAGACTGGACTTCAGGCAATCCGGTACTGCTCGAGCGTGAGCTCGCGGCAGAGACCGACACCGGCAAGTTCAAGCTGGGTGACGGCGTCACAGCCTGGGCAGCGCTGCCGTATCAGTCGTTCTGGAGCCGCTGGGGCCGGATCACCGGCAGCCTTGCCGATCAGCCCGATCTCGGATCGCTCGCCGGTC